GCCGGGGAACACCGGGCGGGGTGGCTCGTTTAGGAACTCACCGGACCTGAGCTTGCTGATAATCAGGTTGGCTCGGGCTATGTCAAGTTCGTAGGACTCAACCAGCTTCTCGGCGGTGCCGCCGTCAATGGCTGCCATCGCTGCCTCGGGGCTTACCCAACCGAGCTGTGCGTAGTTCATAACGCGCTGCTCGACCGCCTGCCTGGTGCGGGGTTCAAGGGAACCGGGGGCCACTCTTACATCGGTCTGGTTGCGGAGGTTTATCCCCATGAAGTCCTGAATGGATTCCCAACCCGTCCTGCCCCGGAACTGGATGATGCGAGGCTCGGTGTAGTGGCGCTGAACGAGGGTCAGGCAATCCCGCATAACGGCAGAGTGCCAGTCAGCGAGCTTCACGATGAAGTTGCCCCAGGCAAGGCGGTCACGCTCCAAGAGCGCCTGAATCCCCTTGCCCGACTCGACCTGAGAGGGAACCTGATTGTCGGAGGAGATGAAGCCCATAAGCCGCTCCATGCGGTCGGCAAGGGCGAACAACTCGGAAGGTATCGGCGGGACTGGCCTCCACTTCGGCTCATGGCCGACAATGGGGTTGTAATAGACCACGCTCCCCGGCTCATCAGAGGGCCGGGTGCGGCTATCTAGCGATCCCACCGGGGCTAGAATCTGCGGTGAGAGGGCGACATTCTTCCACTCGGAAACCTTGTTGAGCGCGTCGTTGAAGGTTCGCATCGGCTCGATGAGCTGTCTTACTAGGCCCTGATCGCGGTCAGAGTCCGGGGAGATCATGTAGGACAGGCGGTGGATACACGGGGCATCCACAGTGTTTCCCTGCGAGTCCTTCAGCGGGTAGTGGCCCTCGGGGAATACGAGCTTGCCGTTCGCAACCGTCAGCCATCGTCCGTTCGGATGCTCAGGGGTCGGGCGCTCCAAGTAGTCGGTGACGAGAACCATCTGCGAAGGCTCGGTCTTTTCCCCGCGCCAATCCAGCTCGGCATCGGGGGTGAGCTTGACACCCAGGAACCCGGCCTCGTTCTTCACGGAGTCAATCGGACGGGCGTGTTGAATCACATAGAAAGGCGAATCATCGAACTGACACCCAGGCTCCCACGAAACTTCGGGAGCGCCATAGACCTTGACTCTTACATCGCCAATCCCCACGATGCCCTGATCGGTTTCCACGAATGGACCGACACCGGAATCCCAATAGGGAAAGGCAAAGGCTTCACCGCAAGCGAGCGCGTAATAGACGGCGGTTTCGGTGGCCCTGCGAAGGCTCCAAGACTCGTAGCCTGCGAGCGCGATCTTCTCCGCGAGCTTGGCCCCGGATATGTCCTCTGAGTCCGTGGTGGACGGGACCACCTCGTAGCCGGGGACGCGCTGAGTGGCGGCGCTGATCTTGCCGTCGAGGATTGCGAAGATGAGGTTGCGGGACTGACGGACCCTCCACTTGGGCTTGCCCTTGCCGTCCCACGATTCCTTCGTGGCTTGGTGGGTCAGCTTGTTGCGGGAGTTGATGTAGGCGTAGTGATTGCCACGGGCAAACTCCAACGCCTCCTTCCACTCGGGCGTGAGGTCGTCTGCCTGCTGCCGGGATCGCCTGATCCGGTCCATGACGGACTTCTCGGGGGCCGATGGCCCGGTCAGCTTGTCAATAAGGCTAGTTTCTGCCATTCATCTGCTCTCTTGCGAGGAAGGTTTCCTCGTCGTCGTCAAAGGGGATGTGGAGGGTGAGTTCACCCTGGCCCGTGGAGTGATCCACAACGGCCTGCTCGGGAGCTTGGATTCTCTGAAGGAGCATCTGCCGCTCTGCCGACCAATCCTGTCTTTCTTGGGCCATCTTCCACTCACGGGCGATCATGACCCCGGCGAGGATGAGGACTATGCCGACAGTCTCCATCAGGAAAGCCCCTCAATCAGCGCCTCAAACTTTTCGATCTTTTCGTCGTAGTCGTGAACCTGCTCAACCAGGGCCTCGATCTGTGCCTTCAGCTCGTCGTGTTCGGCCTTAGGGACCATGCCGACGATCTTCCCGGCCTGCTCGATTACCTTCGTCCTGAGGTAAAGGCGGCTGTCACGGCCTGCGGGAACCAGGGCGGCGAAGTCCACGAACGGGCCATCTGTCCGGTTGCTTGCCGCGCATCGCTGCGGGTAAAGGGCTGCCTTCTGAACCAGTCTCAACTCATTACTCCCATCGGGGCTACGCCCTCCTCTAGTGGTTGGTAGTCAGCGGGTGGAGCCGTTCCTGGCACCCATCGCTTAGGTCGTTCCTTGATCTCCGGGTGAATCAGGGGGCGGCTCATGCTCAGGTAGCGAAGGCAATCCATCGCGTGGTCGTTTCGCTTGACCACCTGAAACTTGCCGTCCGTGGAGGGAGCAAGGCGGTATCTCTCCCGCTCCCAAAGAAGGTTCTGGCAGTTACGGGCGACTGTTAGTAGGCCCTTCTCCAACCGCCGCTTTACCTCAAAGATTCCCGTCTCCACATCGTTTTGTGCCGGGACCACAGGGAGTCCCGCCTTCTGGAAGCTCGACTCGACCCGCTCGGCATCGGTGAGGGATCGGTTCCGGGCTGCCGGGTCAATCAGGTAGAAGGCATCCCGTATTCCCCAAAAGCGTTCCTTGGCGCGTATTGCCCCCACGGTGCGCTCGGGGGTGTGGCCCTGTAAGAGAAGCTCGTCGTAAATGAGAAGGTGGTTGTCCTTGTCGAAGGCTCCAAACAGCACCGCCGTCTTGTGGATGCCGGGGTCAATGACGGTCTGGAAGGTCTGCCCCTGAAGGTGGGCCTTGTCCACGGGGTCGCACACATGGCGAACCGAATCCCACTCGGAATAGACAAGCCCCTGGAAGTGAACGAAGTTGCCTTCCTTACGCGCCGCCCGATACTCCTCGGGGATCGCTGCGAGGGCTGCCAACTTGCCCTCCTCCGACAGATTGGGGTTGTCGTCCATATCGACACGGACAACGCACAGCCCCTCGTCCTGCCACACATCGGGGGCTACCTCTGGACCCTTGTTCTCCCAAAGTTCATCGAAAGTCCAAGTCAGGCCGAGAAGCGGGGTGAAGGTGAAAAGCTCGTCCCCGTTGTAGTCGGCAAGTCGCATCGTACATTCCTGCCGAACCAGCTCGCCCTTCTCTCCGGGCGGCTCCTCGTCGTAGTGGATGCGGTGTCGAGCAGAGCCACCGAACTTGTCAATGTCCTGCTCGTAGGTCATGAACTCGAAGAACGAGCCATTGGCAAAGCGAAGGATGCGCTGCGACTTCTCGTAAGCCTTGTCCCACGATCCCCCGGCAAGCTGATTCTTGGGACACCATCTACGGATTGCCTCCTGAACGGCGATCATGGTCCGGGTGAAGTCGGGGGTGACGATCCTGGCCTTGAAGGGGGGCTGCCACTTCTTGTATTGCCTTAGGTGTTCGGGAACCGCATCGGGGTCTATGGCTTGAATCAGGTCGTCACAGATGCCGCCCGTGGTCTTGCCCGAGCGGTTGCCGCCAAGGAACACCTTTGTCCTGCCGCGAAACTCATGGAAGGGGCGCTGCTTTTCGTGGGGGAGGTAGCCCTGAAGGGGGTTGGCCGTGAGGAGTTCGTCGGCCTCGGCTAGAAGCTGCTTTACCTCGGGATCGTCAAGAAGTGAAGGATCAGCGGAAACCTTTAGCTGGCTCACTTGATCCCGTAACGCTTCCGCATTTCAGAGAGGGTTTCTTCTGCTTCTTCGGGCGCGTTGTCAATCTTCTTGATGCCCTTGGAATCCACGCGGTAGCCGAGTGACCTGAGCTGCTGGATGATCCGCTGCTGGCGCGTCTTACGCTTGGTGGGGCCGGATGCGGGAGCCGCACCGCCGCTAGTCGTGGTGCTGCCCGACGATAATCCGCCGCCGCTTGACGGGTAGCTGCCCCCGCCTCCGGTTGAAACAATGTTGCTGGCCGCGTCACCCACCAGCTCCATGTGCCAGTCCTCGCCGCTAACCGGGAAGCCAAGTCCAAACTGCGGGGCAAGCTCGCGCTGACGGGCGGTGAGGTTCACATCGACCGCCGCGCCGTGGTTGTGGTTTGACTGACCAGGGGGCGCGGCAAGGTTGCCGGTTCCGTTTAGGTAAGCGGCGTAAAGGTCGGCCTGCTCCTCGTTGCTCCGGTAGCCAGAGTTCACCTGAATAGGCTCACCGCTTGCCTTGGCGAGTGCGATCATGGCTTCGGCAAGGGGGCGCTGGAACTTCAGGACTTCGTTACCGCCGGTAGGGACGAGCCATTCGGTGCTGCTGGTTCCCGCTCCGTCCTGCGAGTAGTTCACGAACCGGGGCTTGCCTTCCTTCGCAATCTTGTTCGGTGCCTCCCCGCGAACCCCCTGAAGGCCCAGGCTCTCCGCTTTGCCGCTCACCCTGTTAGCGCGAGCCTTAGCCCGTTCAAGCCTGCGCTTCGCTCCGGGGGAAGGGGGCTTGTAGGAGATGAGGTCGCGGGTGCCTCTTAGGGAGTTGCCACCTTCGTAGCCAGAGGAGGCCCAACCGGAACCGGCTATGGCCTGAATCTGTGTTTCGTCAGATGCGCCCCTTGCCTGCGGGAGAATGTTCTGGATTCCCTGCGAGGCTCCAAACCGCTTGCCCTTTAGGAAGTCTGCCGATGCCTTGGCTGCCGACTCGGGACTACCCCACACCGCGTCTTTGGTGATCGCTCCGGGGCCAGAGTCGAAGTAAGCGATGTTCAACCAGTTGTGGTTGCCCTCGGCCTCGCGTCCGGTTGCGTAGGAACCGCTCATCTCTGCGAGAACCCAGGCACCGGCAACGCGGGGGTTGATCCCGGTGCGCTTGGAAAACTGCTGGACAAACTTCTTCTGTCCGGGGGTCAGCGGTCCCTCGACACCGGACCTAGCCTGCGCCCTAGCCCTACGAACCTCTCTCTTGGCTCGCCTTACCTTGCGGCGGGTCTGACGGACCTCGGGCGTGGTGAACTTCTTGCCGTCGCGTCTTAGCTTGCCGTCACGGGCCGCTCTGGTTGTCTCTCCAACCCTCGGGGTTCCTACGGGCTTTCTGCCCCGGTAACGCTCGACGGTCGTGCCTTCTGCGTTCAGGGAAGTGTTCTGCCTGATCTTGGGTTCGGCTGCCAGGGCTTCGGGCCGGGTGGGGAAGTCTCTTAGTGCGGCATCTTCCAGCTTCCGCTCAGAGGCGTTCCGCTCAGTCTGAAGGCTCATGTTGTCCTTCAGGTCTTGCTCGCTGCGAGTCCTGCTAGGGGGCGTGTAACGCTTCCTGAGGTTGTCTAGGGCTTTCCCGACCTCTGGTGTCGCAAGTGGGTTTCGACGCGCTCTCGGAGCCTTAGGGGGCTTCGGGGAGGACGAGGAGGACTTGCCAAGGTTCGTTGCGGATACCGCGTTTCCAGCAGCCTTCTGACTCTTTCCAAACCCGATCTCGGACTTGGTTCTGCCGAGGTCCGGCTTCTTGTTTCGGTTCGGGTATCTCCCAAGTCGAGCTTCCTTTGATGAACGGGACGGCACTAGACGGCCCTCCCCCTAGCCTTGGCTGCGATAGCCTGGGCCTGCTCACGGGTCTTAGGAACGGGTTCACCCCAGGCGGTAGCCATGAGTGCTAGGCGTGTGGGCTTTCCGTTCTTGACCATTGGACCCTTCGGGTTCGTGTAGAAGCGAGTGGCCCAGTTTCTCCACCGAGCCTTGTCGCGGGGTGAGGCAGAGCCGTAGTTCGTGACTCCTGCCTTCAGGTTCGCGCCTTGGGCGTTGTAAGCCCTTCTCCCGGCCTCCGACAGTCCCCCTCGGGGGTTCTTGTGAATCGCCCTACCGATGGCCTCAGAACGGCGCATATGGGTCTAGCGGCGCTTCCTAAACGATTTCATTTCGTCAATGCGACCCCTTAGCTCGGACTTGCCAACCCACGGCGGGTCCATGACCTCGCCTTCTTCCTGCCGATTCAGGTCGCGCATCCTCTGGTTGTAGCCACGGCCACGGTCCCTGCGCTTGGCCCTAGCCTCGCTTCTTCTGTCGGGACGACCTTCAACCTTCTTGGCCTTAGCCTCTCGACGGGATACGGCTCGCTTGGCCGCTTCACGGGCGGGGACTGCCGACTTCAGACCACTAACGCCCTTGACGGTTGCGCCCCTTAGCATCCCGAGCTGGGGAATAGCCATCATCAGCGGCTCGATCCCCTTCTCGAAGTCGGTCTGAGGTTCTGCCGTAATGACCTTGGCGACCTTGGCGAGTGCGTCACCGACGAAACCAAGTGCTTCCTGGTTGGTCTTACGGGTGTCCTGCTGCTCGGCAATCTCGCGGGTGATGGCCTCACGGCGCTGCCTGCGAGGGCTAATGCCTACGGGACCAATCGGACCCGCTGCCTTGCGGATACTCGACCTACGCCCTGCCTTAGAGGGGGCGGGTGGGGAAGCCTGAGGAACGGCAGGAGCGGCCTGTTCCTTCGCGGTGAGCTTCGACCAACCCTTCCCGCTTTCATACTTGCGGGGGGCAGACTTCTTGACCTTGCCTGACTTGGTGTATCGAACTGGTCCCGGCATTGGTCAGCCTACGAAGTACTGCTCGTCGCTCATGGGCTTGGCCTTCTTGACCTTCTTCTTGCCCTTCTTCGGCGGCGGCTTCTTCTTGCCCTTCTTCTTCTTGCCCTTCTTCAGGGCTTCCATGATTTCTTCCTTGCGCTTGGGAAACATCAGCGCAGCTTCTTCTTGATCCCCATGTGGATCGGGTTGCGGCGACTGGGTGCCTTGATTCCTGCGGGGAGCTTGGGCTTCCTGCCGATGGCGATGGGCTTGACTCCACCGGCCGGTCGAGTGACCTTCTGGCTGATCTGCTTCTTGATCTGCTGGTAACGCTGCTTACCGGCAGGGGTGTAGGGGAACTTCATCCCGTTGAGGTTGGGCATGTGTTTGCTCCTGGTAGTTGTCTGCCCCGCTGGAAAGGGGCCTTTACGCTGCTAAATCTGTGAGGGGGGCTGTTATGTATAAACAGGGACGGCGCGCCGCCGCGCCCCCTCCCCCGCGCCCCCCGCGCCGCACTCCGATCACCTGCCGGGATTCGGGTATCCGGTTCGGTCCCCGTTCGGTGCGACGGTCGGGAAGGATCGAAGGATGGGAAGGGATAGGGGATACCGGGTCAGGTGAGAGGGAACCTCCGACGCTCGCACTCCCCGTCTCTTAGTAGGGCCTCACGGTTTGGGGCGATGTGTCTGCCGGGAAAGCGGGCAATACCTCCCAACCT